AACTTACGCTTCTGTCTACGTGCAACCTCTTTACCTTCTTCACCAGCATTCCAATGCTGACGGTTAACTTCACCTACTGGATCATCCTTACCAATAGTAGTAAGAGAGTTTTCAATGTACCATCCACCTGGTCCTTGAAATGCATGGGAATAAACTTTCGCCCATGGAACTGTCTCTCCGTCTGGAGCAGGTAGGAATCTGATAACAGCATAACCGTTACCTGATGCATCTACTTCTGGCTTCCAGAATCTATCATCAACGTTCTTACTACTAACTGTTTTCTCTAATTCTTTTTGTAGAAATTCTAAATTGTTTCTGGACTTCTTCTTTAACTGTGCAAATGACATAGGATTATGTTAGATTAATTGGATTTGGAGTGGGAGATTGGATTAATGTATACCAATAAGGAAGGGGCATTGCTACATTAGTAGATTTTTACCTTCCTGTATGAGACCCGACTGGTAGGTCGATTCTGTGCAAGCACAGCGAGCACCACCTCTGTCTCATCACCTTAACTAGCCTTATGCCAGCAAGTTTATTCAGTCACTCCCGTATCGAGTAGCGAACCCGATATACTATTTATAGCACGGGTTCTAGGGGTTTGTCAACCCTCTTCTAACTTTTGTTTCATGACCCTGACTTTCTCTATTAACTCAGCAAACATGTGTTCGATAGGTGTGTCAGGAGTAGCACCTAGCATTACTATACCTTGCTTCATAGATTCTACTACAGACTTTGCTTCAGGGTCTTCAGATAGTTGCATACGAGCATGAAATATCTGTTGCTTCTCTATTAATCTTTCTAATGCTTCAAAGTATTCTATTTTTCTATCATTATCCAAGAGAATAAAATTCATAGCAGATCTAAAGCAGAACTGTTGAAGTTCTACCATCTCCTGTATGTCTCCTCGAACTAATTCGGATTGGAAAAATTTACTACTCATACCAGCATTAACTTTGCACGACTTGTTTTTTTAATAAAGTTTAACTCTTGTGCTTCAAACTTAAGTTTTTCTTTTAGAGGTTTACTAATCAACTTGCCAACGTTATCTAGTTCAATCTCATTCATCTCACAGTAGTGGATAACCGAATCAATATAGTTCATGTCTGGATTGTGTAATGCAATCTTCTCCACTTCCTGCGAAAATTTCGCAGCGGTCATAAATTTATCCTCAAGTAATTGTTTTTTATCCATGTCGTTGTTGGTACTCGTCGATGTAATCAATGAGTGTAAGAAGATACTCTTTTTTTGGAGGAAGTACTTTCACTTGTGTCTCACCGTTTTCACAAACGACAATAGTGACCAGTTGTTCTACAGTTATACCATAAAGTTCTTGTAAACAGCAAGCATATGCTGTCTCTTGAACGAAGTAATCGTATAGATATAAATCTTTCTTAGGTTTCTCAGAAGTCTTGAAGTCGATGATGGATAATTTACCATCAAAATCTGCAATACAATCGACCCGTCCTGCTACCTCAAGATGATTAGAATATAATGCTGCTTCCTGCATCAGTATATTATTTATGCGGTCCAAAGTGGACCTAGAATGCTGAAACATCACTACAGGCAAGGGATATTCCTTGTACTGTTCTAATTCTAATTTATTATTGAGGTAATCTTCCGTGATACTATGATACTTAGTACCACGAGCAGCAGAACGAGATGAAATCTGTGCTGCCTTCTCCTTACCGATACGTGCTCTCCACTTAGCAAGACCTGCTTGCTTCTTAGCATTGTTACCAATGACAGTGGTTACTGACGGATAGAACTTGCCTTCTGGTGTAGAGTAAAGTCTTTTACCCTCAACCATATTAGCAGTCATCTCTATAGGTTTTATATCATTACGATGTACAAAGGTCATAAGCCCAGATTAATTTTACTAATAAGATATGATTTGACAAGACCTGATCGAACGATGTCTTCTATGGTAAATTCTACTAAAGAAAACTCTGACATTACTTGGATGATCTTCTGAAAATCTAAGATGCCTGTACGTTCATTGGTCTTAACCAAATCAGTCTGGGCTTGGTCTCCGCAGAAAACGATCTTACTATCTTGTCCAACTCTTGTTATTATACTATCAAGTTCGTGAAAATTCAAGTTCTGACATTCATCAATTATAATAATTGCATTGTCGAATGTAGTACCCCTTATAAAACTTGTAGACCAAAAAGAAATAGTATCCTGAGCCTTTAGATTCTCATACAACATTTCGTATGCATTATCATCTGGCATCTGGAACATGTTCTGTACCATCTTCTTGTATGGTACTTGGTATAGGAATGACTTATCATCAGCATCACCAGGTAAGAAACCAATCTCTCTAGATGGTACAAGAGAACGTACAATATAGATCCTCTCGTAAGGACTAGTATCACTGAGGACATCTTGCAATGCTTTATACAATGCAATGAATGTCTTACCTGTACCTGCTACACCATAAGCATAGATCATCTGACCCTTATCCCACTCATCAAAGAAGATCTTTTGATTATCAGTGATGGGTTCGATTGGTATCATCCAATCAATATTGATTGGTTTACGTCTTTTCTTTTGCTTGGCAGTCATACTTGAACCAGGTGCTCTAGTAACTTTCTTTTTTGCTGGCATATTAATAGCGATACTTGTCGGTAATGGTACGGTTATTTACATAATCTGCTTTGGGTAATACCTTATTCTTCATTATGTTTGCCCAACCCGGATGTGTCTTCGTCATTTTATCACGCCAGTCACCAACCTCACCAGAACCACAGACACCCTTAGACCAATCTTTATCCCAGTCTGGATTCTCTTTGCGCCACTCATCGTAGTCTTTCATAGACATGATGAGTTCTTTCTCCTCACCAGTCTCTTTATTTTTTATAGGATAAGTTGGCATGTTAAAACTCCAATGCTGTAGATGTAATAGGGAATTGATCCTTGAATATCATACGACAAGCGTTAGCGATATCCATGTGTTCTTTTTGAGTTCCGTGTCCAGACCTCAGTTCTATGTAGTGAATCCATGACCGCACACTCCCTGTCATATAGATCCTTGTGGGTGTTGCTAACGGTAGAATAAACCTCGCACACTCCTTCGCAATACCTGAAGCGAGGAGTTCATTGTAGAGATCCATCGCTTCAACGAAATGCTCCGCAATCTTTTCTTGAAGGTCTTGTTTCTTGTTCGGTGGTACGTCATCGGTACTGTTCTGTCTATTCTTTGTGTCCTGATGTCTAAGATCAGGTACGGGTATCTCATCTGCTAACAAGTTAGTAGCAGCATACCTTTGTGAGAACTCTTGGAACGTAAATGATCTATGTCTTAGGATCTGTGCTGCGAGACCGCGAGTGGTCTCGATTTCCAAAGTCATATGAGCCTGCTCGAAAACGGACCAATGACCGTGCTTTATGCAGTACCCTAGCAATCCTGCTACGTTCGGATTCTCTTGGTTGTTTGGGTTGCTCACCCTTGCTACGTACCCCATCATCTTCTCTGCGTCTGGAGTTACGCTCACTAGCTTCACGTTCATCTTTTAGTTTCTCCTCACGTTTTATACGTTTACGTACCATTTTAGCATACTTTACCTCTTCTTTGCTATAAAGTTCGGGATGTTGTTTTGCTATCTTTATAATTCTCTTTGCTGCTTTCTTGTCCTTCATAATACGCCTTATAATATGCGACTATGCCACTCGATGTGACATGCCCTTTGTCTAACCACTCTTGAGCACACTTGTAAATTGAATCGTTGGTATTCGTACTACCAAATTGATGAAGTAAAAGACTAAGGATCTGCTCTCTTAAATGCAGAGTCTGCTTCTCGTCCATGTGCATAGTAGATTCTGGTGTAAGTATATATGCTAACACATCCACTCGACTTTTGCAACAAAAAAATCCAGGAAAAAAATTTCCTGGATTTGTAGAAATCAAATTTGTAATTTGATTACGCAGCGGTGAGAACTCTCTTATGTCCTTCAGCATCTACCATGAAATGAATTCCACGATAAGTTTCCACACGTTCTTGAGGGTTAACTGATTTGTTTGGACGGTTCTCAGTGTCGTAAGAGACACCACGGTAAGTGACTTTTGCCATTAGATTGACCTCTGTAGGTAGGGTGATTAACCCGTTCCTTCAGTCGGCGTATGCGACCCCGAAAGGTTGAACGATCCGTTCCACGTCGGCTTACTTGCGACTCCATTACTGGAGTTGAACGTAAAGGTATGTTAGCATACCCACACTATATATGCAACTAATTGTGTAGTGATTGATACAATTTATTATTTCTTTAACAAAGAGTACGCAAGACCCCGTGCGTGTAAGTTATGTTCGCACAGTTTATTCATCCATATCCTTTCGTCTAGTGTAACAGACACTCCATCTGTTGTCAACATCCGACAACAAATGTCAGTGAGTTCTAATCTATACTTGGTTGATAGCATTTAACATCCTGCAAGGTAAAAGGCAGTACCTCTTGCTTTATTAACTCGCTTGACCAGAGCATCAAAGTTTCCATCAGGAAAAACTAATCCCCTAGCAAATTCAAAAGCAGTCTTGTACTTAACAAACTTAAAGACTTCATCATATGTCGTTGCAGATACAAGAACACCATCACTGTTCTGTCTCCTCATAACTTTCCAGTTAGTTTGATCACCAGTCTTGCAATAATATATGCACCAATGACCTCTTGGATCTGACTCGATATCCATTACTGTTCTTCCTCTTTAGGTAGTTTTCTTTTCTTAACTTTTTTAGGAGGAGTTGCGACTGTTGGATCGTTCCACTGTCTAGGTGACACTCTTCCTTCTGCTTGGATAAACCTTTTGAATCCCTTCTTATACTTATCGTAGTAATGATCAAAGATATCTGATTGTTTATCACCAAGCACAATGTCATAGCAGACTTCGTTGTCTACTTCATACTCTACTAAGTACGCACTGTAAGGTAATGTCTTATCATCTGCGGCCTTCTTTTCACATTTTTCTTGTAGTATCCTCAACTTCTATTCCCCCATGTGATTTCTGGAAATGCTTCCTCAACACACTGTCGAGTAATCTTCCAACGCTTACCTACTTTCCTATCTTTCACGAGACATAGCACCTCTGCTTCTTTCTCATGAAGACCCTCAAGTAATTGGATGAATAAAGATTCACGTCTGGTCTGACTTATATTAGCACCACCCTTAAAGAAGAGATAGAGTTTACGATACTCATGATTGAGTCTGGTATGTTCCGTCTCTTCTGGTGCTTCATTCTTAGTGAAAGGAACGTCACCTGGTGGTAGCATAGAAATAATACTCTCATCAAAGTTTGCAATGAGTATCGCTCTCAGTGCAGGTGTATTGAATTGCTGTAAGAGTTTTATCTTTTGCGCTTTTGTTTTCGCATTGCTTACTTTTTGTAAGACTTCATTAAGTAATAGTTGCATGACCTATAGTATAATTCCTGTTATATTATTTATTCCTCATCATCTTCCGCGTCTACGAAGCGTACTGATAAGAGTTGTTCATT